TCGTACCCGCGGCAGTAAAGGCGTATGTAGTCGCGCCACCGTAAGCAATACCGCCCGTGGTTAGGGAGGTTATTCCAGTCCCGCCAATTGAGACGGCGAACGGGGTCGTGGCAGTAGACTTCTGGGCAATAACCTGCAGCGCCCCGGTGTTGTCCTTATAGAACAGTTTCCCGTCAGTGATGTTGATGGCAAGCTCGCCCGACGTCAGGTTTGTCGTAGACGGCGTCGCTCCAGCGTTTGAGCTGTAATAGAGCTGGATCGGGGTGAACGTTGCCTGAGCCATAATTAACCTTTAACTACCCAAGACAAGGTTTCCTCGTCCCAGTTATATAACTGACCATCAGTAGGCATCGGCACAGGAGAATCCCACAAACAAGTATCTTCGTTTAATATCCAAGAAGGGAATGTCTGCGGAGGGATAAACGCATTGCGTTGTTCGTCATATGTGTATCCAACACCCGCATAGTTTTTGCGAAACCCATCAGTGCTATAACGCTTACAGACTTGACCACGGAATTCACCGTACCATTGTTCCCAGTCGGTGTTGTCTGAACCTTGATCTCGACCAGGAATAACTTCGGTTACAACATTGTTTTCATCAAGGAATGCGTAGTAATCCATACTCATTACCAAGTAATTGTTCCAGTGCCAGCGGTGAAACGGTAAACGCGATAACCTGACCTTGTTGGTTGGTCATATGTAAGCCCACCACCAATAGATGTTGGCGCGGCATATGTATTTGGATAAGCGATTATAACAACGCCCGACCCGCCGACTTGTCCGACACCTGATGGCACACCACCGCCGCCGCCGCCACCCCCTAAACCGTTTGTTCCTTGCGTTGCCGCCCCTGACGAAGATCCGTTTCCGCCCCCTCCAGAACCTCCTGTACCGCCCGGATACCCGCCAAAGCTATTACCACCACCACCACCACCGCCTGCGTAGGTAACTGAGGAACCAGTAATTGAAGACGCGGTCCCTGCGCCTCCGTTTCCACCGCGAACATTATTAGGGGCGACCTCCCCCGCCGCGCTTGCTCCACCGCCGCCAGAAGCGGTGTTTGTACTAGCGGAGGCTGAACCGCCATTATTCCCTTGTGATGGCGATGTAGATGGAGTATTGCCAATCCCCCCTGTGGAATTTCTTGACCCGCCACCAGAACCACCATTCCCACCTGGAATAATAGTTCCAGCCCCGCCGTCCGAAGCACCACCGCCACCACCAGCAGCAGTAATTGTTGAAAACACAGACGACGATCCTTGGGTCCCAACATTATTAGCCGACGCAGCGCCGCCACCTCCGACCGTGATTGTGTACGCAGTCCCAAATAACACGGGGAAACTTGAGCTAGTAAGAAAACCACCAGCCCCGCCGCCTCCGCCGACGTTGCCACAACCCCCGCCGCCTCCAGCAACGACAAGATATTCAAGGGGAATTGTTGGAGCAGCGTTTCCCAGTGTTAAAAAATTATTAAGGGCGGCAAACATTATGGTGTATACCCTTGAGTAATTGAGCCATACCAGTTTGTGCCATCAGCAACAAAAGACAGTATGTCCATTTTTCCTGCCGTCGCCGTGATTGTAGGAGCACCTGCGGTCCCCCATTTAACACCAGTAAATGTGGCCGTACCGTTGCCTGTAGATGCAGCCTGTTTAAGCAAAAGAACAAATGACTTGCCAGCAGTTGCAGTAGGCATTGTGAACGTGCAAGCAGTTGAGGCCGTTAATGTGGCTGTCTGGACCGTCCCGTTGGTTAACGCTATTGTGTTTGTGGTTGTTACTGTGCCAATTGCCACAACGCTTTCGGTGTAATTGGTCACCGTTGGATTGGTCAGGGTCTTGTTTGTTAGCGTATCCGTTGTTGCTCGGCCAACCAATGTATCTGTACTGGTCGGCAGCGTTAGCGTCCCACTATTAACAATAGTGCTCATGTTTGGACTGGTTAGCGTCAAACTCCCTGACGCCGCCGCTATTGTCCCCGTAGCACTAAGCGTGATCGTGCTGTCCTGAAGTGTCGCGCCACCCGTACCGCTAAACCGTGCAATTGCCGTATCCGTTGAGGACACCGGGCCGGCCATTGAACCCGCTTGAGCCAATAAAGACCAGTTGCCGGGGAGTGACGGCGGGACCGTCGCGCTTGATGTGGCAACCGTACAGATGTACGTTGAACCACTGTAGTAGACGTTATCGTTGACCGCGTAGCTTGTTCCGCCAACAAAAGTGCCGCGCCAAGTGAATGACGTTCCGTTGGTCCCGTTCGTACCATTGGTGCCGTTCGTACCATTAGTCCCGGCAACAGCCACATAGCTCCAATAAGCCGTCTGTGTTGCAGGGTTCTGATTGGTTCCGTTCTGAATCGAAATATAACTAGAACCATTGTAGTAAACCATGTCGTTCACTACATAAGCCGTTGCGCCCGACCAAGTACCTTTATAGGCAAAGCCAGCCGAATACCCAAGGCTATTCCAGGCGGTTGAGCCATTCCCTACTTTAAATCTGTTGGTGTCGGTCTCAACCCCAATTTCCCCAACAGCAAGCGTTGGGTTGGCCGAAGTCCACTGCGCAGCAGTACCATTTCTAAGTTGAATCTGAACGGCCATTATGGCGTCCCTCCGTCAATTGCGGTAATCCCGCCGTAGTTACTAGTTGGCGTTCCACCATCAAGGTTTGGACTGCCGCCACCGCCTCCGCCACTCGCCGTAGCCCATGACAGGGTGCCGGTACCGTCGGTAGATAAAAACTGACCATTTGTTCCATAAATTGACGGTAACGTAAACGTCCGATTGGCACTAACAACAGCGGGGGACCTGAGCGCCACATAATTGCTGCTATCCGAATCAGCAAGCCGAATTTGACCCTGAGACCCTAATTGTACGTTACTGCCGTCCCAGGTTAAATTATTAGACCCGCCAAAGGTATTGGAACTATTAAACTGAATCTGAGTGTCAGACCCGCCCGGAGGGGTAACGCTAGTCGGCGTAACCCATGACAGCGTCGACCCACCGTTCGTTGAAAGAACTTGGCCGTTTGATCCATCAGCAGCAGGAAGCGTCCAAGTGACGTTGGTCCCAACAGTAGACGGGGCCCTAAAAGCGACATAGTTGCTGCTATCTAAATCAGCAAACCTAACCGCCCCTTGACCGCCAATCTGCAAGCTCGCGCCGTTCCAGGTAAAGTTAGCAGAGCCACCAAAGGCACCAGAGTTATTAAACTGAACCTGGGTATTTGATCCGCCAGGAGTCCCGCCACCACCACCGCCAGAGTACTGAGGAATGTTTAGCGTAGTCCCGTTGAAGGTAGCCGCGCCGCTCGTCCCGGTCGTCGTAAGCGTGATTGGCGCCTGGTAGTCCGTGTTAGACGTGGCCGCGCTAATTGCCGTTCCGTTGCCCTTCAGAAGCCCCGTTACGGTCGTAGATAGGGTGATGGCAGGAGTAGACGTAGGATTCGCTACAGTGCCCGCTAGGCCATTTGCAGAGACAATAGAGATCGACTGAACTGTTCCAAGCCGTCCCGTATCCCAGGAGACGTTTGATCCATCGGTCGTTAAAAACTTGCCACTATTTGACGTTTGCGACGGCAGCAGAGCATTGATTGCATTAGCCGCGGTAGTCTGCCCAGTCCCACCCTGAGCGATCGGAAGCGTTCCAGAGGTGACCTGAGACGCCGCAATCGCAATATTTACGTTCGATGCGCCGGTAATTTGCCCTTGAGCGTTAACCGCCACCTGAGGAACCGCTGACGCAGACCCATAAGTCCCCGAGGTTACGCCGCTGTTAGTGATACTAAATTGGTTTGTGCCAGATAGACTTAGCCCCGTACCGGCAGAGTAGACCGCACTACCCGCTCCGAACTGAACAAACACAAGGCCCGTGACGCCAATCGTAATCGGCTGCAGCGTCGTCTGCACCCACGAGGTGTTCGCGTTCGTTGCGCCATTCAGCACAAGCGTGAAGTCGCCAGCGTCAACGTTCAGGTAAGTCGTGCCAGGCGTGTTGTAGTCCGTCGCCCGAGTTAGAATGAACGGCGTTGAAACGGTGCCGACCTGCGTGACCGTATAGATCCCGTTTTGTAACTGGGACGATTGATTTTTTACAAGAATCCGATTGCCGGAATAAATTGTGGACGAGTCAACGAGCAACGCACCGTTTGAGACCGCGGTCAGCGTAGCGCCAACACCCGATGAGCCATTGTTGTATGTGCAATCTGGCAAAAAATCGTCAGTTGCAAAGTCGCAGTTCTGATGGAACGTCAGCCCAGTGGCAACCGCATCCGCGTACGCCTTGTTGACGATGTCGTTGTTGCTAGTCGGGGACGCAAGAACGGTTCCACTCGTAGCCGCTAGCGTCGTAAAGCTACCCGTCGACGCGGTAGTGGCGCCGATAGAGGTATTGTTAATCGTCCCGCCTGAGTACGTCCCGCCGGCAATCGTTTTCCCGGTAAAGGTGAGGGCGCTTGGCAAGGAGAGGACGGGCGTCGTGCCACCGGTGGAAGTAATCTCGTTCGCCGTCCCAGTCACCGAAGTAACCGGCGCAGTTCCCGAAGACGCCGAGGTAATCCGACCCTGAGCATCCACCGCAACCGTCGCATTAGAGTACGTCGCAGGCGTTACCGCGGTGTTCGCC